TCTATCCTACTATATTGTGAAGAGGTGGAGGAAATGAGAGAGAAAATTGAACGCCTAAAGCATGAAATCGAAGCACAAGTATAGAGCAAATTGGCTCACCTATTTTGCAGACAAGGACATAAATCCGAGAAATGCCTTGAAGATATTCCGACCAGAATTTGATCCATTGAAGGTCAAAAGGATGATGTCCTTGTTTCATGGGAGGATGATATTCGAGGAAGAAGACCTAGTCGATTGGAAGAATATAAAGTCATCTATAGAGAGAACAGACACAAGAAACAATGGCAAAATCTTTTCGTAGTCAGAAGTATTTAAAGAGGGCAGACACATATCTAGCCCTCGACACTATGCACAAAAGAGTGAACAAAATGTGCATATCTCTGGGCATACCACAAGATCCCAAGTCATATGTATACTTCGACCTTGCTCTCTTGAGCTTCCCTCAAGGGGAGAGGAGGAAGATTCTCAAGCAGATTTTTAGCAAGTGGGGTACAGATATAAAGCTCGAACACGAACCTTATTTATTAACATTGGAAAAATTTACAAAAAAAGTTTTGGAGGGTTTCGAATAATGCATTACATTCGCAAAACATTAATAAAGAAAACCTATAAATTATGTCAAACATAACAATTTCACCAAAGACGGTTATGCCGTTTATCGAGCCTCGCAGAGAGGAAATGATTAAACTGATGGGAGGAGAAGAAGTCCTCATGAGAGAGATGTCTTTCGCCATCCAAGCTGCTAACAACAACCAAGTGTTGGCAAATTCTAACCCACAATCAGTTGCAATGGCTGTGTACAATTGTGCATTGACCAAGTTGTCTCTGAACCCTGTGATGAACTTGGCTTACCTCGTTCCTTTCAAGGGTAACGCTAAACTTATGCCGGGCTACCAAGGTATGATTAAACTTATCTCTGACACAGGGATTATCAAGGCTGTATCTTCTGCTGTAGTTTACCGAGGAGACGAGTTCGACTTCGTTCAAGGTACAAACCCTGAGATTATTCACAAGCCTAAAGGGGAGACGTTCAAAGACAGCGATGTAATAGCTGTATACGCAATCTTTGTACTGCACAATGACGAGAAGCTATTCGAGATCATGTGGAAGCCTCAGATTGATGCCATTAAGAATCGTTCAGAGACTGGTCGTAGAGATGTTGGACCTTGGTCTACTGACTATGCAGAGATGGCTCGCAAGACCGTTGTTAAGAGAGGTTGGAAGTCTATCCCTAAATCATCTTTTGCCTTGGATAAGATTGAGAAAGTTAACACGGCTATCAGTATTGACAATGAAGAGTACAAGACTGTTGAGTATGTGAAGATGAGCGAGGAGCAGATTGAGCGTCTACTTGAGAAGACTACCAACGTAGTAGAACTTGAGACTGCTTTATCGGATGAGTCAGTAATGATTGATCCTGAGCAGAAGAAAGAGATCATTGAGAAGGCTCGTAAAAAGTTAAAGGAGGCGACAATGAGTAATCTATTAAACGAAATCCTAAAGGAACAAGCGCAAGCGTCTGACCAACGCTCACAGGCTTGGTTCAACGCTCGTGTGGGTAAGTTCACCGCATCAGAGATATATAAGTTGATGACTCAACCTCAGACAAAGGCAGCGAGAGAGAACGGAGAGTTGTCCGAGACTACCAAGACTTACATCATGGGTAAGGTTGCTGAGGAAATGGCAGGTGTCGAGCAGACTACTAACTCTGCTGCTACGGATTGGGGAGTAGACCACGAGGCTGAGGCTTGTAATCTATATGCCGAGATGATGGATTCTCGTGTTGACTCTGTAGGGTTTATCCCCTATGGAGACCACGCAGGAGGCTCTCCAGATGGTATATGCTCACGCTTCGGTGTGATTGAGATTAAGTGTCCATACAACTTCGAGAACCACGTTCAGAACCTTCTTATTGCTGACGAGGATGACCTATTCAAGCAAAGAAAACCTTACTGGTGGCAGTTGCAAATGAATATGATTGTCTCCGGTAAGGAGGAGGGAATGTTCATATCTTACGATCCACGAATGGATGGGAAGAACAAGTTAGCGATAATTCCTGTACATTTACAATCAGATTCAAAAGAAATTTTGGACAACGCTATCGCAATGGCAGTTAAATACAAACAATTTTTAATCGAAAAGTTAGGTAAAAGATGATTTTAGACGAACACAAAAAACATCAGATAATCGCATCTATGCTCCACGCTAATGCTTTTGTAAACATATCTGACCAAATTGGACCACCCTTTTGGGAGAAAGAGGTAAAGATGAAGGGCAATCAGTTTGTTAAAGCTGCCGAGCATAGGTATAAAATATTAGCCACCGCCCTCTTTGACATTGAGGGTGGTGACTACTACCTCCGGGCAATGGATGACGCTGAAGATCTTATAGAAGAGGTGTCTACACTACCCTGGTTTTGTTATTACGATATCGTTCAACTAATTAAAAAATACAAGGATGAAAAAACTTTGGAGGAGAGAGAGAAAATTCAGAAAAGAATTGACTCTGAATCAACAAAAGAAGAGTGATATTTACACCTTACTTGCCCTATTAATTGCTATATTTATCTATACACAACCGTCATGAAAGAACACTATAAATTTTTAATACTTGCCGCAGGTATTCTAACTATTGTTGCCACTATACACATCCTCAGCGTTAAGAAGATGGAGGACAATAACGATGCTGATGCCATCCTTAATAAACAAATAGAGGAACAGCAAAAGATTATTGACGGTAAACAGCTGGAGATTACCCAACTTCAACAGACTCTCAAAGATTTAAAGGGAGATGTGGTTGTAATAGATAACAAATCAAAAGAAACTAAAAACAAATACAAAGATGAAAAAAGGTATATTGATCTTGCTACTCCTAGTCAGCAATCAACTCTTCTGTCAACTAACCTCACCGAGTTCAAGAATCTTGATAAACAAGGATACTTTGACTTGCCTGAAGGATACTGAGATTAAAATCATTAATAAGATAGTTGCTTCCGAAAGGTTCTACCATTCAATGTATAGAAACCATACTGAAAAGATTACTAATCTTGAGAAGCAAATCTCCGTATTGGATATGATTGCCAATGACTACAAGGTTTCTTTCGATGCCAAGTCAAGTCAGTACGAGTCTTTAGAGATGTTGTACGAATTAAAGGTTAAAGACTACGATGAATTGGAGGATTCTTATTGGATACTTCACACCAAAAGAAACGCATGGAAAGTTATTGCCATTGCAGGGATTCCCGTCTCCTTTGTTGGAGGAGTATTGTTAACCGTTAAACTTTTAAACTAACACATATGAAAACATTAGCAGACAGAATTAAATTTCTACCGATTAAAAAAGACCTCATTGAGTCATCAACACTTGACCTATCCCACATTGGATCACAAGTTATTGAGGGGAAAGTTATTGAGGTTGGACCAGAAATCGAAGAGGTTCAAGTCGGAGACATCATCCGCTTCAACGAAAAGACTCCTGTGTATATTGAAGAAAAAGATATAAAGGTTGGTTTTATAATGGAGTCTGACGTATTACTTATCATGGGCAATGAGAAGGAAGGTTAAGTATTGGAACGATGTCCAAATTGATGACGGGGCTTGTTATATGTGGAACGGAGAGTACCAGGTTATAACATTCAACAACTCAAAGGTCGGATACTTCCACGCTTGGGGAATTGTTTCAGGAGAAACTGTTGCTTTTGTTGAAAATTATGAGGGGCATATTGAAGCAATTAACCCAACATTTATTAAATTTACATACGAGAACACAACTACACCTCATTTGTTTGAAGCATTATCCTTCATAGAAGATCAGGAGACAAGAGATAGGGTTATAAATGTTTTCTTGAACACAGATGAATACAATAAAGGTTAACATAAAACCTCTGTCCATAAACAAAGCTTTCCAAGGTAGAAGGTTTAAGACAAGCGACTATAATAATTACGAAAAGTCATGCCTATTGATGATGCCCCGGCTACGATTTCCCCAAGGCAAGGTCGCACTTCACATAAGGTATGGCTTTTCTAACAAAGCATCAGACGTAGACAACCCTACTAAGTTAGTGTTGGATATCATGCAGAAGAAATATGAATTTAATGACAAAGACGTTTACGAGATTCATCTCTACAAACTGATTGTCCCACGAGGAAAAGAATTTTGGGAGGTTACTATCATTCCTCTCGAGTAAGTTTTTTTTTACTGTTGAGCGAAGGCGGTTACTTCAAACGTGGAGTGCCGCCTTTCCCGTTTCTAGCGCGGTTCTTTGACTGACCTTCGCTAACAATTTTGCCTGACTTTGTGTGAGATTTGTCCTTCCCGTCAAGGTTACCGTAGGTTTTAGTCTTACGATTATCCTTGTTCAACTCTGAACGATACTTACGTCTCTCGGGAGTAGAGTGATACTCTTTGTTATACTCATCCTTTTTAGCCTTAGCCTTTGGATTAGACTGAAAGTATTTGGCACTCTCTGACTTGCCTTTTTTAGTACCTGCTAGTGAATTTCTCATGTAACAAATATAACACTAAATTTGTTACGATGATTATACATGAAATACAACAGGTACTTTGGGTAGAGACAGAGATAGGTAAAGGGATTGCCTTATTCCTCATGGACTACGGAATGCAAAATAATACTGTGTGGGTGGTAGCTCTGGAGGATACCGGAGAGATAAAACACTTCGACTCTAATCAAATTAGGCTATGCAAGAACCACACTATAAACCTTCGCTGTAATACGCAATCTTGAGCATCTCGTATAACTTGAAGACATACTCCCACCTCTTATCCTTCTGCAACAATTTATCTCTCCCTATGGTGTGCCAATCTGTATGATACTCAGCATTAACAAAGATGATATTGGAGGGATTGAGACGATAGGCAGGAAAAGCTCCTTTGCCTAAGATGTGGAAACAAATTGATGGAGAGAACTCCAACTCTCTTCCGGTTACATAACAACGATGCTTACGACTCTCCCATAGATGTTTGAAGAGATCCATTTCTCCAGTAGGTTTGTACTTCTTTTTGAAATCAGTTCTCTTGAGACCCTTAGACTTAGGCTTTGCATCCTCTCTGTAGTTTTTACAGAATGTACGATTGAAATCCGTACAAAAACACTCCTCGGCTTGGCACTTCATGGGCGTTGTGTTTAAAACAAATAAGGAGGATTTCTCCCCCTTATCTGTAACCTAATCAATAATCAATAAATCTATGAGAAACAATTGAACATCGCAAATATACAAAACAATCTTTTGTAATTACAAATGTTAATAAATTTAATTCTCTTCGACTACTTCGGTGTCTTTAGCACTCTGCTCCTGGGCAATCTTGCTTAGGAAGTTCAGTAGCGGCACTCCAAATTTGGTCGGCATCTCCTGGATAAAAGCTTCAAGCTCTTTAACTTGTGTTTCATTAAGTGTAATCATAATATTTGTGTTTGAGCAAATGTACGATTAAAAACTTAGGATCACAACTCCGATAGCGTTTGCCACGCAAGTTTCCACCCATGTGTTGTCTGTTCCCCACGCTGCAAACTCATCTTCGGTGAGGGTGTAGTTTCCGTTGGAGAGAACCTTACCCTCTTCGGTTTTCAATTCATAGTAGGTAGTGCAAGTAGTTGCGCTTGTTTCGAATCCTAAGATTAGAACTGTCATTTCTGTTGCTGTTCCTGCATTAAGAGGAAAGACGATTGGTTGAATTTTAGCCATTGTATTTATATTTATTATTATACTGAAGTTATTGTTTCCCAAGTAGTAGTATAAACACAAAGTTTTCCAAGTGTTGTATCATAAACTACAAGACCACTTGCAGGTGAAGCAATCGCGTTCTTTTGCGTTGTGGTCATGCGAGGAGGAAGGAAGCCTTTTGTTGTAGATTCAACTGTTAAAATTGAAGATGCAGCATCTGTTGTTGTACCTATTAAAAAGTTACCCGTTGCACCAATCAAACGTGCTTTAATTGCACCAACACTATCATTGAAATTTATGTTACCTGCGTTCAAATCTAACGAGTTACCAGTTGTATTCAAACTGCGCAAATAAACAACATTGTAACGTAATGCGGCAGTTCCTAAATTATGCGTTGAATCTGCTACTGGTACAATTGATTGTGAATTTAATTGACCTTGCACCCTTGCCGTTCCATTCACATCGAGCTTAAACCCTGCGTCTGTTGTTGTGCCGATGAGGACGTTGCCCCTTAACGCTGTAAGAGTAATACTGCTATTACCCAAAACAACGCTATTTGAACCCAAGCCAATAGCATTATAACCTATTACTATTTGATTTGTTTGAGAATCTGCAAGTGCTTTACTTAAAGAACCTATAAAAACACTTTGATTTGTTGTTGTTATTACAGTTGTTCCATCGGTAATAAACCTTCCCGCTTGATAGCCTAATCCAACATTGTTACTTCCCCCTATATTATTTTGAATAGCACGGCATCCAACGGCAGTATTTTGAATACCCGTTGTGTTCGAAAACAGAGCAAATCGACTTAATGCTGCATTGTCAGTACCTATAGTGTTTGAAAATAACGCATCGTTTCCAACAGCTGTATTTGTTACACTATCGCCAGCACCACGACCTACTCTCACACTATTGAATCTTGCATCTCCACCAACAACATCTATAATAAAACTTGGAGTAGCCGTACCAATCCCCAACCTTCCGTTAGTATTGTCCCAATAAAAACCCGTTCCCGATGCTCCGAACAAAACATTTCCAGCAGTTGTTTCAATTGCTCTGAAATCTGCTGCTGCTGTTAGCGTTGGATTGATGTATAAACCGCGAGTGATTCCGTTTGCTCCTCCTGTTTGATTTATTGCGCCTGTAATAGAAGCAAGTGCATAAGTAGCCGTTCCGCTTGTTGGAGCAAAATCTCGTGATATATTAACTAAAACAGGGTTTCCACTTGTTGAAGTTATATTACCATTTGTAGTAAGTGTGATAAGTGACGTAGATCCCACAGCTCCACCTTCACCACCTCGAATCAATAATCTTCTGTCTGCTGCTGTTGTTCCTTGTGGAGTTAAAGAACTAAAATTAGTAAAACTTAAAGCATCACTAAATCTTCCAGTCCCATTGACATCGAGCTTGTACCCTGCGTCTGTTGTTGTGTTGATTAAGACGTTTCCCCTTAGCGCTGTAAGAGTAACACTGCTATTGCCCAAAACAACGCTATTTGAACCCAAGCCAATAGCATCGTAACCTATTACAATTTGATTGGTTTGAGAATTTGCAAGTGCTTTTGTATCAGCTCCTATAAAGATTGATTGCTGTGCTATTGTTAAAGAGGTTGATCCATCAGCTATATACCTTGCAGAGTTTCTTCCTAATGCCGTATTGTTGTTACCTGAACTTAAATTCAAAAAAGATGTACTGCCAATCGCAGTATTATTAGCTTGTGTACTAAAACGTAAAGCAAAATAACCAAGTGCTGTGTTATTTGAACCCGTTATATTAGTTGATAAAGTAAAGTAACCAATAGCAGTATTTGCAATTCCACTTGTATTGACATTTAACGCACCTGCACCAACTGCTGTACTTAAAGTATCACTACCATTACCACCAAGACCTACGCGAATACTATTGAATCTTGCATCTCCACTAACAACATCTATAATAAAACTTGGAGTAGCCGTTCCAATACCCAACCTATTATTCGTATCATCCCAAAACAAGTTAGCGTTGTCCTGCGCTATTGTTGTTCCATTGCTGAATAGAACACTTCCGCTTGTCAAGGCAGGAAGGTTGAACTTGCCGTTGAACGTAGACCAATCCGCACTACTTAATGCACCTCTATTCGTTGCTGAAGCCGTTGGCAGGTTGAATGTATGGGTAGTTCCTGTTGAGGAAATGGCAAAGTCTGTTCCTGTAGTTCCCGTAACAAGAGTTTGAACAGCTCCTGTCAATGAGTTAATGGCGGTAATTCCTGTACCTGCCAATATACCTGCCTGCTGAGTAACTGTTAAGATTACCGATGCAGCAGATGGTGGAGGAGATCCTGCCGCGTAAAACTGCATTGTTACATTAGCAGCAGCAGTTGTACTCCACACTAATTCGTAGTATTGACCTCCGACTACATCAAGCAGATAGTTCCATGAAACTACACAATGTCCGTTAACACTACCATGTTTAGCTGGTACTCCTATAAAACCACTTGATCCAGGCACATCTACTCCGTTTAATCGAAGCCAAATAGTTACATCATGTTCTTGATTATCTGTGTTTTGAAACTGAGATGAGAACTGAAGGTTGTAAACACCTGTGTGAGCAAAGGTAATTCTTGTTAAATTGGTTCCATTAGTAATTACCGAGATGCCATTGGCTAAATCGGTAGTTCTAAAAATCATTGCGTAACCTGTGTTGTCAACAGTTGCAGTTTGAGTTACGTTATCTTGCCACGCTCCGTAATACCCTAAAGGGGTAGGAGCAGTTCCTGAAACTAATTCGTGATAAGCACCGCCATCCCAATAGTATGCTATCCCGGTAGACTCGTCAATATAAATTACTGAGGGAGTACCTACAGCAGGAAAAGAGAAGTAGTCTGGATAAGCCGCCACAACTCCTCCAACAAAGGTAGGCCCAGGGCAACATCCTTGGATAACGTCTGAAATTAAAAAGGCGTATATATCGTAAAGTCTACTTACATAAGCATCACTTGTGTCAGAGGGGTCTATCCCTGTTGAGTATATCTTATTGCTTGTTGCTCCGTAAACGGCAGTAATATTAAAGACATTAAAAGAGAGGGTCTTTACGCTGTTTGAAAATACAATTGTCTTAGCTAAATTAGTTTCAAATCCAACAGAGACAGAGCTTGTAATATTGAAAGAATCTACAATATCTAATCCATTATAAAACTGGATTATTCCGTTGTTTAAACGCTGTATTTTTGTTACATTTACATTCATTGCTCAAGCATTAGTACAGACGCAATCTCGTCATCGGATGCGTTCATACAAAAATACTGAAAATTACCATATCTTTCAGACATTATTATTGCCTTCTCTTCAAAATTTATGCTATTAATTCCTGCTGAAATTAGCTTGCCCATCACATACTTCGTGTCTTGGTGACCTCGGTTCTCTGCGTTTATTTCTTCTACCTCTTCAACTTCTTCCACTTGAGGGACACTTATAGTTCTAGCCTTCTTCTTTTTGGAGGAGAGGGAGCGAACCTTGTTGTAGTTCTCCTCACCCCAGATGAACTCAAAGAATTGTTTAACGGTTACCCTCTCGGAGTTAAACTTCTGAGAGGTTGCCTCCAAAGCTTGTGCTATAGGAAACTTGGATGGTTTGCAATAGCGAGTGAGAGAACGTAAGTCTTGACACTTGATGACCTCCACCGGATCTATCCCATGCTCTTCTGCTACCACCTTCCAACTCTTTACAGGCTTGAACTCGGTCTCCTTCTTCGGCTTCTCAAACTCAAAGTCTATAGGTATACCTAAAGACGTGCAGGTCATAACGAGTAACTTCATATTGGCTATGGCAATGAGAGCCTCTCTCGGCTTATCATCCTCACACACCACAGAGAAGGTGTCGCTTTTCTTGTCGGCTATGGTCATGTAACCTGTAACCTTCACGCTCTTTGGAGCAATTGATTCCTCCTTAAAGAGTTGCCACCTGATCTCTCCTGTGTTCACAGAGTCGCTGATGGCTGTATATAATTCAATGAGACTTTTCTCCTCCTTGGAGAGAGAGAATGGTAGAGAACATTTCATTTGTTTTTTTTGTTTTGTTATTGTTCGGATGGTGTGTCATCCTTCTTCTTATATCGTGTAAAGATACTCTCAATAACTGTAAGTCCCAAACCTCCTCCTGCTATGACGAGAAGTCCCTCAAACATATAGTCAGGACATCTATAGGAAGTGAATGTAGCAATGTATGCCAACGAGACGCAAACGAGTAAAGAGAGTATTGCACTAACCCTTTTTGTACTTGCATCTCCTTCAGAACTTAGTAGTGACTTTAACCATTTCACTTCTTCTTAGCCATTTTAATTATGGTGTAAATAGAAGCTACACCGGATAAGAAGAGACAAAACATTTTAAGAGCAAACTCAACGTCCAACAACCAAGCTGGGACTGCTAATAATATGCTACTAATTGTGCCTGCTACTCCTTCCGCTATTTGGTGTTGGTGGTTGCTCATTATGAAAAATCTTTTTCGTTAAACAATATGCATGAAAAATATTTAACTCCACTATTTTTACAAAGGGTCATGAACTCTTCGTACTCTTTTGGGTTATTTCTTACTTGACATCCTGCACTCCACTTGTCAATTATTTTACTAACTGCATTAGCGTTTGCACGATGGATATTAATTCCGTATTGACCATAGATAGGTTTGCCTATCTGCTCACTCTTGTCGTTCTTGTTGTTGTCTCTGTAAACAGGAAGAGGAGCATACTGAACCAAAGCCTCGTATTTACCTTTGTGTTTTCCAACCACCCAAGCGTTTAGGTGTTGACCCTCTGCGAGAACAGCAGTACCTTTTGGGTTAAGAAAGTTTTTCAACCAATGAACACCAGGATTAGTTGTCCCAGTGTGCCATGTAATATTCCCATTTTCCAACACCCCCAACAAGTCATCAAATTCATTTGGTTTATCTGCGGCAGAACGAATGTTTATAAGTTGAAAGGGCAACCATTGGTAACCTTTCTTTAATGCAACTTGTTTTAATTCTAATGCTGTAGGCTTGTTCATCCGAATAAGTTTTCTTCTAACATTAACATTTCAAATTTACTCTTCGTGTCTGTCCCCTCAAGCACATTCAACTTGTCGCTATACTCAGCAACCGCTTCCTTCTGACCTGTGCGATACTGTTGGAGGAAGTCAAACACGCAAAGATCTCCTGTCTTGAAAATCTTCATACTCGTGTCTTCGTACTCCTCGTATAATTTGTACTCCATGTCATATGCCATGCTGATGACTTCGCCTATGCTAGAAAACTCAAGTGTAGGTTTAGGAATGGTTGGAAGAGCAGGAGTGATATTCCAATCGACTAAGTAGTTCTCAATCTTCTTAGCGTGACCGAACTCATCCTCTGACTCTTTGTCGAAGAAAGCACCTGCCTTAAAGAAGCCTACATTCTTGCACCAGTTAGATGCAGAGCGATAAAAATATGCCGCATTAAACTCATCCTGCAAACGAGGTAAGAGTAAGTTTATAACTGGTTGAGATAATTTCTCTGGTTTTTTCATTTTTTATGATAGTAAGAGTTTTACAAATTTAGTTTAATTTTCTTCTGTTGGCATACTTTCAACCTGTTTTATTTTACCATCTTTGCCTTTTTGGAAGTAATTAGATGGAGTAGGAGGTTCGGTTAATTTATATTTATCGTAGAGATATTTTGCCTTGAAATACTCTCTGACACCTAGTTTTCCACCGATAGTAGCGTTTTTGTAATCATTTTCCATGTTTGGATTTTTATCAAACTCCTTGAACATATAGTCTTCAGCCTTTCTTTTTTCTTTGATGTTTTGTACAAAACTTAATTGTTTTCCTTTTATAATTTGCTGATGAAGTTTTTCTAACGTCACCTCACTTTCTGGCAAGTCATCTCTTTCACTTGGCGGTATAGGTTCTCCTGACACCATTTCATCTTCAGTCTCACTCCATCTTTCAGTAGGAAAACCTAGTTCAGAACCAGCGTCATATTTAGCCTTATTAAAGAGATAATCCATTTGCAAATACTTGTCAGAGGCAAATAAATCCATTAGTGACTTTCCTTCCTTTTCAATTGCTTTATTGAATTTTTCAGTTGCCAATATAGAATATTTATCTCTCTCCCTTGTGCTTATTCCGGGAGTATTAATAGGTACTCTTTGGCTGTCATCTAAAAATAAATCTCTCATGTCTATTACTTCA